CGCAGATCGGCCACGAATCCGGACGCCTGATTTACGTTCGCGAACTGTGGGGCCCAACGCCCGCGCAGGAGCGCTACGAAGGCCGCGCGGATCTCGGCAACACCGAGAAGGGCGACGGGTTCAAGTTTCGGGGGCGCGGCCTGATTCAGGTTACTGGCCGCACGAACTACCAGCGGTGCGGCGATGCACTGGTCTTGCCGCTGACGGATCACCCTGAACTGCTGGAGCAACCGGGCAACGCTGCGCAATCTGCGGCATGGTTTTGGAACACGCACGGCCTGAACGTCTCGGCTGACGTGATGGACTTCGAGGGTATCACGAAGGTCATCAACGGCGGGCTGAATGGGTATGACGACCGCGTGAACCTGTGGAAGATGTGTTGCACGACGCTCGGCGTCGGCGACGGCTACTGGAGTGAGTCATGGCACTAGACCCTATCACCGCCGGAATGGATCTGGCGCAAACCGTAGTCTCGCGCATCTGGCCGGACAAGTCGCAGCAGGAACAGCAACAGCTTGCCGCTGTCCTGTCTATGATTCAAGGCCAGATGGACGCGAACAAGGCGCAGGCTTCCAACCCGTCCGTCTTCGTGTCGGGCGCGCGCCCCTTCATCATGTGGGTATGCGGCATCGCGTGCGCGTGGAACTGGATTGGGATCTCCGTCGCCAAGGCAGTATGCGCGATCCTGCAATATCCTATCGTCCTGACGCCCGCTGACACGTCGGAGATGATGCCGATGTTGACCGCGTTGCTCGGACTCGGCGCGTACCGCACGGTAGAGAAAATCAAGGGCGTAGCCCGTAACAGCCTGGTGGATGCTCAATGAGAAACATGGTAAAGATCGCAGCGGGGATCGACACGGCGCCCTTGCTTCTGGCTATCGCGAGACAGCCGAAGTTGTGGAACCGGCACGATTACAGAAAAGAAGGGTACGAGAACAGCCCTCACAAAGGGTCTTCGGATATCTGGCTGCGATACAACGATGAGAAGCCGTTCAAGGAAAAAGGCGACTGGTCGGGTTTTCATGGGCCCCACGACCCTGTGTTTTACCCGGAGTGGTATGCGCTGCCGCAGGCTAGGCCGATTGTGTTCGGCATGATGGCGCGCGTGGAAGGAACTCGACTCGGCGGCATCCTGATTACCCGCGTGCCGCCGGGCGGGCGTATCTTGCCACATACTGACGATGGCTGGCATGTTCACCATTACAATACCAAACTGTATGTGGTACTCCAGGGGAATCCCCATTGCATTAATCGGGTGGAGGATGAACAGGTAGCGATGGCCCCCGGCGAGGCGTGGTACTTCGATAACACGAAGGAGCATGAAGTCGTAAACGACGGGCCGGATGACCGGATCAGCCTGATTATTTCGGTCAGGTGCGAGAAATGATCCTGCACCACTTTTCAGCTGGCGGTGTGTACGCGCGCGAACAGACGCTGGACGCAGGACAGGAAGTTGAGAAGCACGTCCACGACTACGACCATTTAAGCTACCTGGCTAGAGGTATCGCCACGGTGGAGGTAGACAGCGAATTGCAGACCCTACAGGCCCCCTGCATGCTAGAAATCAAGGCCGGAAAAAAACATCGGATCTACGCGGTAACGGATATCATCTGGCTCTGCATTCACTCGGAAGCGGTAGCAGATCCGGATATCGCCAAGGAGTAAACCATGCCTTATGGAATCGCAGCAGGCGTTGCCGCATCTGTCGCAGGGTCAGCCATCTCTAGCGCAATCTCGCCCTCCAGTTCCGGCGGCAGTGGAGGCGGAGGGGGTTACTATGTTCCTACCGGTCTTCAGCCCGCCGACCAGCAATGGCAGGCAATCCAGAACCAGAATTACAACAAGTACATGGGGTATGACCTCGACCAGTATGGTTTGGGTTCCCTGTGGAACGGCATTCAGGCCGGCCAGCAGTACGCCCCTGCATTGCAGAACGCGGCGAATCAGGCGGGCAACCAGTACGGCACCCTGGGCAACCAGTTGACAGGCGCCGCCGGCCAGCAGTTCGGCGCGCAACAGGGTTTGCTTCAGGCCGGTCTGAACACATACAACACCGCGCTCGATCCGCAGAACGCACTTTACGCTCGCACTGCGCAGCAGTTGCAGGACCAGACAGGCGCCACGAATAGCATGTACGGACTCGGCGCTTCCGGCGCGGGTGCGGGGATTGCGAATCAGGCACTGTCGAACTTCAACATTGACTGGCAGAACCAGCAGTTGCAGCGTCAACTGTCCGGTCTCCAGGGATACGGTCAGGCAGTCGGGCAGGCGGGTCAGGCAGCAGGGCAAGCCGGCGCACTCGGCGGCGCGGGCGCGGGTTACACGCTGCAAGGCGGGCAACTGCCCTATCAGACCGCGCAGGACATCGCAGCGAATCAGGGGCAACTTGCGAACACCTTCGGGCAGTTCCTGAACCAGAACGTCTACGGTCCCGGTCAGGCGATCCAGGGGCAGTACATCCCCTACGCGAATCAGGGGCAGGGTGCGCAGGCCGTCGCCTACCAGAACCAGGCGCAGCAGGCGGGCGCCGCCGGCGCGCTCGGCGGTCAGGCAATCGGGCAAGGCATCAGCGGCTTGGGCAGCGCGTACCAGAACGCCGGAAGCTGGGGTAACCTGTTTGGCGGCACGACAGGCTCATTCGGTGGCGGTGACTTCAGCGGCGCGTTCACGTCGAGTCCCTATTACAGCGGTGGCGGCAACAGCTACGGCTTTACCATGTAAGGAGGCATCATGGCAGGACTCGCGGGGCTTCCCTACTTCATCCAGTATCAAGGACAGTTGCAGCAGCAGGAACAGGCAAAGCAGCAACAGCAAATGCAGTTGCAGATGTTCCAGCAGGCGCAGCAGGACCGGCAACGCCAGCAGGCCGCGCAGGCGGCAGCGGGTAACGCTTTGCCTCAACTCCTGCAAGGCGGGATGCCGGCGCAGCAACCGCAATTTCCGCCTCCCCCACAGCCCCCCGCACCGGGCCAGGCGTCGCAGCCTATGCAGCAACCGCAAGGTGCGGCGCCGGGTGGCGCGCAACCCCCGTTGCCCCCTGGCGGTATTCCGCAAGGCGCGCAGGGGCAGCAACAGCCTATCCCGCCTTTCCGCCCGATGCCGACCACGCCGCCGCAGTCGATGGCTCCGCAAGGCGCGATCCCTGCGCCGCCGGCACAGGCTGCGGCAACCGCGCCACAACAGGGCGGCGGACCGCTGACGCTTCAGGGCGCGGTTAAGGTGCTTCAGGATCAGGGCCTGTCTGGCGCCGACCTGATGGCTGGACTGCAACAACTGACTCCGGTTCTCGATTCGGCATCGAAAGCACAGGCCGCGCAACTGCAACAGCAGTTCAATCAGGAATTGAAAGTCCAGCAACTGGGCGTTCAACGGGAATCGTTGCAGGCGCGCATTGACGCCGCGAAGCAGGCGTCGGAAGACCGACGACTCGGAATTCAGGAGCGGCAGCAGGCGCATCTGGATTCGCTCGGCATGCAGCGCGAAATGATGGCGTTCCGCATTCAGGAAGCGAAGGCAAAGCATGCCGCCGATCCTGACGGCAAGCTGGACAAGGAAACAGTGGATATCCTCGCCCAGCAAGCACTGGCGGGGGACACGTCCGTCTATCAGAACCTTGGGCGCGGGGTGCAGGGCGCGCAGAACATCGTTGCGATCCGCAAACGCGTGGCGGAACTGGCGAAGGGTGAAGGCAAGGGCGGCGCGGACATTGCGGCGGGTAATGTCGCGTTCCAGGGTGAGAAGGCGGCAGCACGTTCAAGCTACGTCTCAGGCGCCAAGCAAGCACAGGCAGCAGATGAGGCGAACACCCTGGCAGATCAGGCGCTCGACGTGTCGAAGCAGATCGCACGGACGAATTCGCCTACGATTAACGCGGGGCTAAACGCCTTGCGCAAACAGGGTGGCGATCCTGCGGTGTCGCGCTTTAACGTCGCCATACAGGGCTTCCGCAACACCTATTCACGCGCGATCAGCCCGACAGGCGCGCCCACAGTTCACGACAAGCAGCACGCCGACGAACTGTTCGACATGAATCAGTCCCCGGAAGCGTTCGCGGCGAGTATGGACCAGGCCAAGCGGGAAATGACGGCAGCACTCAGCGCGCCGGGGCACATTCAGGCGCAGCAGCGCGCGCGGATTGCGGGCGGTTCGAAGCCTGCGGCAGGCGGGGCGCCGGAAACGAAAGTCATCGGCGGCAAGACCTACGTCCAACAGAACGGTAAATGGTACGAACAATGAGAGAAGTCACCGATCCGGCACTTCTGGCGCAGCTTAACGGCGGCACTCCCGGCGGCAAGGAAGTGGCGGACGTGAACCTGCTTTCGCAGTTGAACTCGCCCGCCGCTCCGACGCAGCCGAAACAGAACATGGGCGCGTTCATCGGCGGCAACATCAGCGAAGGCGTCGCGGATGTGGCGGGCCTGCCGGTGGATCTGGCCAGTTCGGCTATCGAAGGCGTGAAGGGCGTCGCCAACCTCTTCGGTGCAGGACTGAAGGAAACCCAAGCCCCAATTGGCGGTTCGGAATGGATCAAGCAGAAGCTTACACAGATCGGTTCGATTGGTCCTAGCGCGGAACCGCGCACGCCGACGCAACGTGTAGTTGCTGCCGGTCTTGAGGCGGCGCCTTCGGCTGTCCTTCCAGGGGGCGGCGCGAGAGCACTGCCGCGTCTCGGCGCAGCCGTGGGCGGCGGGGTGGGCGGTGAAATCGGACGCCAGATCGGCGGCACGCCGGGGCAAATCGCGGGCACGGTACTCGGTGGCGGACTTGGCGGTATGGCGGGCGCAGAGCGCGGCATCCCGAAACCCCCATCGGAAGCCGCGCGCGCATCGCAAGCTTCCGGCATTCCTCTTACCCTCGGGCAGGAGACGGGGAGCAAGAGCCTCGTATTCAGTGAGAACCGTTTGCGCGAACTGTTCCCGTCCGCCGGAACCGCGCACGCCGACGAACTGAAGCAGGTAGAGGCGGGCGTGAACCGCATCAACCAGTTGGCAGACCAGATCAGCGCGCCGCAAGGTGTGCCGGGGGAAGCGCTCGCCACGAACATCGGCGAGAAGTTGCGGCAGGCGTACAAGAACACCGTAGACAAGATCGACTCCTTGCGCGAAACGACCGCGAATCGCGATTACGGCGAAGTCCGAAAACTGGCCGGGAGCAACCCCGTCATCGGTTATAAAAACACGATGGCGACGCTCGACAAGATCATTGCAGAGAACGCTAACGTGCCGTCCGCCGACGCGCGCAAGGTGGCAAAGCAGGCGCAAGAAATCAAGGACGCCCTGACGACTACGACGCCAGGTGCGCCGGCTTCGTCCATCCTTGGCCCATCCGGTAAGCCGCTAATCCCTGCCGCGCCGTCGGTTACTGGCACGGCCACGCATACGATTGACGACGCGATGAAGACGCGCAGCGCGTGGGGGAAAGCCGCGCGCCGAACGGGGAACATCTTCTCGGACATCGATCCGAATGCGAATCAGGTTCTGGCGAAGCGACTTTTCGGCGCGATCAACAAGGACTTCGAAGACGCAAGCACCGCGAAGACGCCCATTGCTCAGGCTTTGAAGGCCGCGAACCAGAATTACGCGAAGGCTTCGCAATCGCTCACGTTCGTGGAAAAATCGGCACTCGGCAAGCTGTTGGGCGAAGACGTGGCTGATGCCGCGTTCACAGGCGTACAGGGTTCGACCAAGGCGCCGGAGGCCATCGCGCGCCGCTATCTGAATATGGATCCTAGCCAGGCGAAAGCGGTTACGGCCATCCTCCAGTTGCATTCGCCTGAAGTGTTGCAGGATGCGAAAGCGTTCGTGCTGCGCAACGGGCTGGAACAGGCGCGTAACGACGCGCCGGGCGCGCCGCCTATCTCCTTCGCCAAGTTCCGCAAGGAGATGGATAAAGTGGTGCCCAAGCTGTCGCAGATGGGCTTCTCGGACCGGGACATCAAAGACATCAAGGACGTAACAGACACGATGGCGCGGGCAGGCGACAAGACGGGCGCAAATCCGTCGAAGACGACGGGCGCCGCGCACATGCTCAGCATTCCCGCACTGGCGGTAACGCATCCATTAGGCGCCGTGGCCGCAGTCGTGACGCCTTACGTTGCCTCGAAAGCGCTACTAACGCAGCAAGGCCGCGATTTGCTGCGCGCAGCCTACAACTCGACAAACGGTAAGGCGCAAGCCGCCGCTGTCGGTGCGCTTCGCGCGCAGTACGGGAATGTTAGTGGTGATCGTGATCAGGCGAGTCCATCAACCACCAACACACAACTGCCATCACCGCCGCAATGATATCCAGCCACGGGTTCAGGTTCATCAGTACCCTGCCGCGTGATAGTGACCGTACCGATCGAAGCCGTTCTGGTTCATGGGCGGTTCGTACTGGTATTGTTGAGGCGGAAGCGGCGGGCGGTTCCACTGCTGTTGCTGGTTCTGCTCATACTGCTGATATGTCTGCCCGTAATACTGTTGCGTTTGAGCGTTGCATTGCTGATAGGAGCCAAGGCAGACGGCGTGCGCGGAAGTGCAGGCGAACAGTGCTACGATTGCGATGAGTTTCATGGTGATCTCCCAGGTTGTTACGACCACTATAGCAGATGCAAAATGAAAATACTAGTGATTGACGTTGGCTCCAACGCGCTTGACCTGTGCATGCGCTGGCAGATGCAGGGCCATGAAGTGCGCTGGTACGACAAACCGCGTCCTGATGGTACCGACCGCCACGCGGGCGAAGGGTTCGTTACAAAGATCCGCGACTTCAACGAGCTTCGCAAGAAGTGGATCGGATGGGCGGATCTCATCTACACGCCCGACAACACGCACTACCTCGACCTGCTAGAGCCCTTCCGGCGCATCGGTTATCCGATCTTCGGCTGCAATCTCGATGCCGTCGAATGGGAACTGGACCGCGAGGTAGGCCAAAAGGTCATGGAAGATTGTGGGATGCCGTGCATCGATGGCAAGACGTTCCACGACTACGATTCAGCTATCGCCTACGTAAAAAAGCAGGGTAAAGCGTTTGTCTCCAAGCCGTCCGGTGACGGCGAGCGGGCAATGTCCTATGTTGCGAACTCGGCGGCGGATCTGGTCTACATGCTTCAGCGCTGGAAAACAGTCCCGAAATACGTCAAATCGGCCAAAGAAGACGGATTTATTCTCCAGGAGAAGATTGACGGGATGGAAATGGCTGTGGGCGGGTGGTTCGGGCCTGCTGGATGGTCCAAAGCAGGATGGGTTGAGAACTGGGAGAACAAGAAACTGATGAACGGCGATCTCGGCGTTAATACGGGCGAGATGGGCACTACTGTGCGCGTCGTGAAGAAGTCGAAACTGGCTGACCAGGTACTCAAGCCGGCTACAGATCATCTCCATCGCGTGGGGTACGTCGGCTACGTTGATGTGAACTGCATGATAACGCACGATGGAACCCCCTATCCGCTTGAGTGGACGATGCGTGACGGCTGGCCGATCCGCCACAACCTTACCGCATTGATCGAGGGTGATCAGGCCCAATGGATGCTCGACCTTGTGAACGGGCGCGACACGCTGAAGGTGAAGACCGATGTAGTCTCCATCTCCGTCCTGATGGCGCTGCCCGACTTTCCTTACTCGAAAATAACGAACAAGGAACTTTGCGGCATACCGATTTACAATGCAGAAGATATGGAGCATCTTCACTTCTCGGAAGTCATGATCGGCGACGCGCCCAGGGAAATAAACGGGAAAGTAGTCGAGCTACCGGGTCCTGTGACTGCTGGCGATTACGTATTGATTGCAACGGGCTTGGGCGACACGATAACAGGTGCTCGCCGCAGTGCTTACAGTGCGATAAAGAAGGTAAAGATCCCCAATTCTCCTTTCTACAGAACAGACATTGGAGCGGGCCGATTGAAGAAGCAACTGCCGGATCTTCAACGTTTGGGGTATGGGGTAGGTCTTTCATATTAGGATTTGTCATGGCAGATTGTGGACAATGCGGTTATGACGCCTCTAAATGCAGTTGTGACTTTGGAGTGATAAAAAATGCCAATGAAATCGAAAGCGCAAAGCCGACTTATGCACGCGGCAGCGGCGGGCAAGTCTTCCAAGGTGCCTGCCAAGGTTGGCAAGAAATTCGTGGAAGAGCAACACGGCAAATCCCTGAAACGACTTCCTGAACGGCGGACGAAGAAATGACCAGCAGAGCGCGAAAGAGCGGCCTGATTTCCGAACAGTCAATCAAGACCGCGCTGACAGAAGCCAAGGGGGACATCTTCCTGGCCGCGTGCGCGCTAGACTGTACCCCGCGCGAGCTTGACATCTTCATCCGTCGCAGTGCTGCCCTCCAGTCCTTCGCTGGCGCCATAGAAACAGTAAAGGTCGATCCGGCTTACTCGCGCATGAGTGCTGAGCAGTTCGAGAACCAGGTTGCGGATCTCATGCGCGCCTTCCGGGTAGACGGGATAAATGAAGTTCACAAGCTCGCCACCATGGAGTTCGGTGACAGTGCCGCGCTCGCCAAAGTTAAGCTCGATGCGGCACTCGCGCTCACCGGGAAAACGGGGGCGAGTGCTGGCAACAGTGAGACGGAGAACGCCCTGGCTGAACTCAATGCTCTCTATCATGCTAATGCCCCTCGAATTAAAGAGATACGGCAAACCGTCATCACGTTGCGAGATGATCGGGAAGTGACTCCACTAACGATCGAACAGACGCCAGATCGCTAAGCGCGCGTTGCCGCTTGCGGTCTACGACTGCCCAATCCGGCTCTTCAGCCGGGTAATGCTGGTAGCGCTTCAGGTTGATGTACCCGAACTTCCCCAGCTCCTCAATCATTGACTTGTGGCCGGATTCGATGATTTTCCACTTCGACACCGTGCCCGCCTCCAGCCACTCCCACGCGGGCAGCATCTCTTCGCGCTCCGGCGCGAGGCGCTTCTGGATGTACCAATGCTCGACCGGGTGAAGCGAATTTTTGATGTACTGCAACTGGCTAACCGGAATCCCGGTTTCCGTCGCCAGTTCGCTATTCGTGAACGGCTGGCCGTTGGCAACGGTCCAGATCCCGCGTAACAGTTCCGAAGTCGGGAAGCGTAAGTCGATGCATTCCTCATGCGTGGACCACGATACGGGGTTCGGAATCACGCCATACTCATTGTTGCGCCAGTTGCACTTCTTCAGACGGTCCATGTCGTAGGGCGCCTCGACCATGACCGTTACATCCGCCTTCGGGAAGCTGTCCGCCGGGTGCGTGTCCTGTTCAATCAGGATGCCGCCCAGGTTCGTCCAGCGCTTCAGCTGAGGCGCGGAAGCAGGTATCCAGCTGGCGTACTGCAAGACGGGCAATCCGTCGAGCGTGGCCGTCTTGAAGTAGACGGGTTTCAAGATCGTGTACCCGCGATTCAGAACGACGTGCGTGAACGTCTCGTACGCTTTAATGACCGATGCCGCGATGTCGGTTGTGCTGTAAAGCTTCATTTCAACCCCAAAGCCCGTTTCGCAAGTTCCCGTACCTCATCCGTTACCGCGTGGCCGAGGTCCTGCATGTCGATCAGGCGGCGCGCGAACGCTGCCAGGTCGATCACGGCTCGCGTGTCGCTGCGCAAAGGTGCGTAGAGGTTCTGCGTCGCTTCCATTTGTGCAGCGCAGCCCTTAAGGTCTGCCGGATGCTTTATCGTGTTCGGATACTGGACGAGTCGTTCCAGATGCGCCAGTCGAAGAGCCAACGCCTGAATGTGTTCCATAGCCCGCATCTTTTCTAGAGCTTGCAAGCGCGTCTCCAACTCATGAATCCGGCTTTCGGTCCACATCGTTTCTGTCGTCGCTAAAGTCACCATTTCTATCTCCTTCGCTTCATAGCCTGCATCAGAATTTCCTGAACCGTCTTCTTGCTCTCAAGACGTTCAAGTACGTCAAAGTCCACTGTATCGTTTGCCAGAATGTAATGAATAAATACCGGTCTATCATGTCCTGCCTGCATCTGGCGTGTCGGGCCGATGCGTTCGATAATCTGCTGGTGCTCTTCTAGCGACCAGTTGACAGAGAAGAAAACGAGTATATTTCCGCCATCCTGAAGATTAAGACCGTGACCGGCACTAGCAGGATGAGCGAAAAGAACAGGAATTTTCCCAGCGTTCCAAGCCCTGATAGTTTCTGGATCACTGTCCAGAACCCTGCCGCGAGGAAAAGCGGCAGTAAGGCGAGCAAGATCATGCTTGAAATGATAAGCGACCAGTACCGGAGCACCATTCGCCTCTTCAATGATGTCGTCAAGAGCCTGGATCTTTGCATCATGCACCTCCTGCCAGTTGCGTTGGTCATCGGTATAGATCGCGCCTGCTGCCAGCTGGAGACACTTCTGCGTCTTGCTGGCCGCGTTCAGCGCTTCGATCTCCGTGGGCCCAAGATGCCCCTCCAGTTCCAGGAACATCTTCTTTTCCATATCCCGGTACATCTGCCGCGCCTTGTAAGGCAGATCCACAACTATCCGGTTGCGGATCGGTTCGGAGAGATTGAAGTAGTCCTTCGCATCCAGCGATAAGCACACGTCGGATATGAGACTCTGCATCTCCTTCTGTGCGTGCTCCATCGGCTCTAGCCCAAAACCATCGTAGCTCGTACGAAACCACCGTTGGGAAAAGGCTGAGAACGATTTTCCAAGTCTCTGGCCCCCATCCACGAACCACATCGGCCCCCAAAGATCTTTCAAACCATTCGGCGCAGGTGTACCCGTTAATCCGATCCATCTGTCCACCTTTTTGTGTGCAACTTCCGCGAGCGCCTTGGCGCGCTTCGTACCCTGGCGCGTGCGGAAGCCTTTGAGTTTCGTTACCTCGTCCGCCACTATCGTTTTGAAGGGCCAGGGGCGGGGGTTGTACTTGAACCAGTCCACTAACCACGGTACGTTCTCGTAATTCATGGTGAAGATTTGAGAATCTTCACGAAGCGCTTGCGCTCTAGCCCCCGCAGATCCAACAATCGGCGTAACAGACAGCGGCGAAGACCACTTCTTTGCTTCATCAGGCCAGGTGCTTTGCGCAACGCGCAGCGGTGCCAGTACAAGCGTCGGGGCGTCATCGACCAGGGCCAGGGTCTCCAACGCCTTAATGGTGCTGACCGTTTTACCGAGGCCCATTGGGACAAAGGCATTGCATCGCTCCTTTTCCAAGATGAAATCACGAATGATTTCCTGATACGGTCTTAGTTTCATCGCGGACGCAGGCCCCATCCACAAGCGAAAGACAGAATCGCAATACCCCAACACAGAATAACAATTGACAGTCCGCTCATTCCGCCCACCTCTTTAAATAGTCGATATACATGTCAACCGCCTCCTTGGTGCGAAGCGTATGCGTATC